GCTCTCCATCTCGCCCACGCTCGCCTTGTATCCCTTGCAATCCTTGAGGACCTTGTAGACCGTCAGTTCCTTTTGGACCAGTTTCACCTGCTACACCTGGCGGTCCAGGTTCACCGCGGTCACCCTTTGGACCCGGAGTTAATGAAATGTTTTGTAGCTCTTCTTTAGTAGCGAATTGACTTGTATCAGGTTCAGGCTTATCTTCTAGTAACGCTATCCGTCGAATAACTTCTGAGTCGTCATAGGTTGCACCTTCAATCTTGATATGCTTCAGCGCTTCCTCTAATTCTGACTTGGTCACAATGTCAGTCACTGCCACAATGCGCTTTGTTTCCTTCTCGATAACAGGCGCACCGTCGAGCTTGTCGATTTCAGAAACACGTACACCAAATGAGAACCTGAAAAGGTCTGCAGATTGTAGGTCTTTCTCAGCGTAGACAAAACCAGTCACGGTTTCATCGGTCGTAATCATCGATGTATCAAATGGAATTGAAACGTGTTTATCTTCAACTACTCCAGCAACTTCTAGAAAACGATTTGTCTTTTTGAAGTGGAATAAGACCGTCACTTTATCAGCCTTGACACTATTTAATGATAGCTCAATGAATGCGTTGTTTTTATCGTGAGAATAAAACTCTTCGCTTATTTTGTCGACACCATCTCGGACATTTACACAAATGTCTGTATTTTTTTTAATGGCCTTTTTCAAATGCTAACCTCCTTTCTAATAAAAAAGAAAGAGAACCTAAAAAGGTTCTCTTGATCTATTTTTCAGTCCAGGCATCGTTCATTTGCTTGACCGCAGACTCAACGAATGTGTCCAGGTCTTTGTCCGTCATTCCGATATTGTATTTGTTAAGTTCTGCCCGAATTTTGATTCGAGCTTGTTCGAGCTTCTCTTCACCTTTGTAGCCAGTTTCAGCTGATACCTGTTCAACTGCATTGACCGCATTTTTGGCTAAGATTTCAACAATCTTGATTGTTTTCTCTCCGCCTTTTTGAACAAGATATTCTTTGATAGATTTGACTGCAATGCCAGCTAAAATGACAAGAGTGCTAATTGCTGCATTGATGATGATTTCATTGATTTGTTGCATTTGTATTTTCCTCCGAAATTTCTAAATTTACATATTTATTAAACAAGGCATCAATTCTCCCATTGCCACCTAGTTTCTTATAACTAGAGTGCATTTTATGAATAATATCAGACTCATGCACTGTTGTATATCCACGTTTTAGAGCAGTAGTGATGTCCCGTTCTAACCGTAGATACATTGTAGCTAAATGCGCTTCATCGTGAATTGCCAATTTATTATTGATCTCAATAATATTCTTTTGATTATCTTCACCAATAACGTGGATAGTGTTCAGTTCGCCTTTCAGCTCCTTGAACTGTTCCTTGTTGAGGTTTCCTGCTTTACTAGCACGCATACCGAACCAACCAGTAGCGACAACTCCGATTGTAGGAGCTAGCTGAGTGATCGCATGTATCATCTTCTCGATTATTTCAACCCATGTCATACCATCTCCTTTGTCTATACTTCTTTCAGATTAAATTTCAAGCCACGGAATTTACTAGCAACTCCAGGGGTGTTTTTAGCTGAAATTCGATAAAAGCCGACATCGAGCACCGCTCCGTCTGATAACGACTGCCCGTTTGACGTCAGAATCACGTTGTTTCCAAAATAGTGAACAATTGACGGACGTTCAATATAAACCGAAACCTCGAACATTGTCTTTGTTTGAGTAGAGTTTAGTTGACCTTCTAAATCAAATCCATCAGTTCTTCCAATAAATTTGACTTCGTCCTGCTCATCTGTTAAGTAATCTGAATAGTTCAAATCTGACACAACTTTGTTGTTTTGATATCCAACTTTGCTAGATTCCGAAATCACAACCGTCTGATGTATCAATTGACTGGCTAAGAATTCCGCCCCTTTTTGATGGCCTAGATTCCCAAAGTGACACATATCAGGACTTAATTCCTTAATCTTATATTCTGAATGATTCAAAATATTTCGTGTACCTGCATTATAATCAATAAATGGCAATCCTAATTCTGCAGCTAAATCCTTCTTGATGTTGTCAGCTATAGCATTAATCTTCGAACCAAAACGCTTGTGATTCTCAAATTCAGCTTGAGTGCTCATTAGTACAGGTTTAATCCCTTTTGCCAGCAAACGATTGATAATATAGATATGATCGTCACGGAACGATTTGATCTTACTCGCATCATATACCAAGTCATTGATCCCCATTGTGATGAATGCATAATCAATTGATTCAGGTATCGGAGATAGAACGGCATCCAAATTTTGACGAAGCCAATTAATTGTTTTTCCTGAGAACCCTCGATTGTAAAACTTATGGTTGAATGAATAACCTTTTTGATTATTTACAATGTTATTTAAAATCTCAGTGTAGCTGTTAGGTTTTTCAACTAAAGACTCAAGAACATTGCCAGTATAATTGGTTGTTCTTAGTGCGTCGGTTGTACTATCTCCCAACGTTACAATAACAGTCTTTTTAGTCTGCAGGTCGACTTTGAGCTGTTCTAAAGTGATTGTGTTCTGAGCAGAAGCCAACTTATCGACGTTAACAAAATTTCTTTCGTGAGATATATGTCGAATTTCATCAAAATATATTTCTGCAATTTTGATTAGAGATGCTGTTTTTGGTAATTCAGTCTGTCGGTATTCTGAATAATCATACATGGTCGTAAGCTGAAAAGTCTTAGAGTCTCTATCGAACAATAACAAGCGTCCGAAAGGTGAATCAAACGTCAGTTCAAAATTGTCAATGCCATCTATGAAGTAACCATCGCAAGCGATGATAAAATTATTTCCATCACGTTTACCTTTTATCGTTCGTGCCTTTGGATCAAATATAATTTGACCTTGGATCACGGTACCCCAATTGGCATCTACATAGTCACTTCTCTCGCCAATCTTTAGTCCTATTGTTTTGACAAAAGGAGAAGATTGTGGATGCAAAAGCATCTCTCTGAACAAAATGGCAAGAATGGTTTCTCTGTTTCCAATATTGCTAATAGTTCCGAGAGTTTTCACATATAATTCTTTAGTTTCGTCGTTATATATTACATATTGACTGACATTTTCTTTCGGAAGGGATGTTGTTAAATTCTTAGGCACTCCAAATTGACGTTTTCCTACCTGGATCCAACTTCCGGAGGTTAGTGAAATCGTAGAATTTTTCACATCAATTGTTAATCGCCCTGATAACATTAGACCAAAACCCATACGCTCATCTAATTTAGCATCTGTTACAGATCCGTTAACAATATTAGCAGAACTAACAGCATTATTCCCAACGACTGCCACTTTTGAACCAGTGATCTGCTCTCTGGCATCTTGTGCTAACATTGCCCAAGTAACTTGTGCAGCGCCATTTTTGTCAACTTTATCATTGATAAGTTGGCTGGCTTTTTGATTAGCAGCATCTGCATTAGCATTTATGCTCATAAGATTTTGCGAAAGTGTGTCAAATCCACCTCTAGCCTTTACTACTTCCATATTAGCATTGCCGTCTTTGGTCGCTGTTTCGTATGTCACCTCAAGTGCTTTCGCAATCGATTCTCGAACATCAGCACCTCTCGTTTTTTTCCTGATACCATCAACAAGAATGTTGATATTGTCAGTTTTAGGCAAAGGCGAAGGATCATCGTATAGATTCAAACGTCCTGTTGCTTCTTCTGTTGTCATTAACTTCCTCCTAATTCATTTCTAATTTTTATGATTTCAGCTTCTAATGCTCTAATTCTTTCTGTATTTTCAGGCTTGTGTTCATTTCTCAAGCGCTCTAGATCGCTTGTTAGTGCCAAAAGTTTCTCACGCTTGCTCTCAATGTCTTGATTAGCTTTAACACGTTCAATTGATTCAACCGCTTCTTGAGATTGTAATTGATAGGCAGATAGCGATTGAGACTTAGAACCAATAACCAAATCGACACTCTGAGGATTCAAGACATCGATTTTTTTCTCGATAATTTGCAAACGCTCGATTCCTGAAAGAGGAGCATTCAAAATTGGGTGGGTATTACCGATTTTAAACTTCGCATATCTAGAGTCAATCAGATATCTCTCGACTGCTGAAACCGTCCACTTCGCTAATGCGATTCTTTGGTTTCTTAAATACTGAAGTCCTCTATTTTTTAAGACTTGAGGGTTGTCGATTTCTGTCCAAATAACAGGTTTTCTGATAACACCAAACTTGGCTACAAGTTCAGCATCTTCAAGCCATATCTTGCCACCGTTGACCGATGAGATATCGATTTGTTTCCTGGTAACATCGGGGCCTTGCTCTTCCTTGTTATCATTGCTTCGGTTTTGACTATTCTTCTCATCCGCTCCAATCGGCATGATTTGAGTTGCAATCCCGTCAAATGAAATTTCACGAGATGCAGACTTGATGTTTCTACCTAGTTGGATAGGCGATTCTTGATTTTCACCAACAGAAGATGTCCAGTCTAAATAGAATCCAGATTTGTCTCGTCTTAAAGTCAAATATCCGCCTATATTAGAGACGATTCGGTCTCTGATTGTATCCCAAGTTGATTCATATCCAAGATAGCGCCAAGGCTTGTCTGTCAAACTCTTGACCGTGACAGTTCCAAGATGGATTCGCTTGTAATCTTCTACTTGTGCATTATGCTGATTCAAGATTTCTCTCAAGTATGCTTCGGCGCCAGTGTTTTTTAGTTTTTGATAGTGTTGTGTACTGTCGTGCAAAAATGATAAAAAATCTTCACAAATAACCTCTTGAACAAATCCTGTGCTCGTCATTTTATTTGAAACGCTCAGAACCCTACCCTCAAATTCGACTTCCTCGTCATATAAATTCACAACCTGGACAATCGATTGGAAAGGGGTGAGTTTTTGATACAAATTATTTTGCATCGGAATAACGAAAGTGAACTCATTGATTGCATTCTGTGCTTGCTTGATAGATCCTGAAAGGATTTTATTACCTTGTCGAGAATACGGGCTATGAACAACCTTCTTTTTAGTAAAATCGGTATCCGATAACATTTCTCGAAAAGAGTTCCAAAAATATACTTCAAAACCTCCTCTACTACTCATGCCATCACCTCTGCATTGAATCTTAATGAAATCGTCCCATTCCCTTTGGCAGTAAAACGGTTAATACCTGGTTTAATAGATAAGACGAAATCTGTATTTTCACCTTTCTTAAACTTATATGTTTTACCTTTTTTATCAATCAATGTAATATCGCCGCTGCAGATGACTGTTGGACTAACAGAAGCATCCCCACCATTCACAAAGTAAATTTCTTCTCGGACGTCAATATCCCACTTGGTCCAATTTGAAAAATCGTTCTCGAAGTCGAATGTATCCCAGACATCGTCGAAGTAATTGTCAACATGAAATGCGAATGGATAGCAAATGAATACAATTGTAGCAATCAAATGCTTCTTTAGAGGGACATCTGTCACCTTAATGCTCTTGATCTTTCCGAGCCAATAATAACGCTTATCATGAGTGTCAAATAGCTGACTTTCTGATTTAGTAGTCATGCTTGATTTTATGAATCGCTCAGCTACTTTTCTATCAGGATAGTCCTTGTTTGGTAACTTGAATTCATAAGTAATTTCTCGTCTATCAAAGAAGACTTCTCCAAGAGCATCAGAGAAGTCTAAAACACCTTGTAGATAAGGGATTTGCTCCACAATCTCCTTTTTATCAGGAGTAGGAGCATCCCTACTTTGAAGATACCAACCGGCATCTTTGCTATTAAAATCACCGAACTGGATATATTCCTTAATTTGAGTAATCATAATCGATGCCGTCCTTTCAATGTTTGAATATTCCCTACTGCTTCATCGTAAGCATAAGCGGTACCACCAATGAGTGCTCCAGTATCCAAAACCATTGTCTGACCTTGTGCTACTTGCTCTCTCAATTCTGATAAGCTATCAATCACATCTGACAGTAGACTTGTTGAATGAGCAATATAGGCTTCTTGTCTGCTAGATGTTTCATCGATTGGCGTCTTGCCCCTCAACGTCTCAACCTTCAATTGGCTTGACATCGTAGCAGTAGCACCGGTCAAAAGATTCTTCGATTTCAAGCTAAAATCGTTGACATGGTCACGGATTGCATCTAAATGAGATGTAACACCGTTCATTGATGATTCAAGACCATCTGAAATTCCTAGACCGATTTGCCATCCGATATTCGAATAGTCATCGTTAATTACATCCTGGATAGTTCCTGCCATTCCAGAAATATTATCCATGACATTTCTCCAACCAGCCTGAATACCTTGATTAAGACCGGCCATAAGGGCTGAACCGTTCTCAATTAACAATCTTCTGTCGTACGAAACAGGACCTTTGTGGTCTTTGATCCATTGTGCCATATTTGACACGCTAGAAGTAATCTGAGACCAGCCTGAGTCGATACCAGATTTCAAACCAGCCATGAGGGCTGAACCGTTAGAATAAAGGTTGACTCCTCGTCCGATTTGAGAAAGAGTATTGTTTGCTGAATTCACAAAACCTTGAGTAGCGCTAACAAGTTGCTGTCCAGACACTCTCCAAACTTCAACCATCTGGCTTGCATTATTGCGGACGCTTTGCACGATTGAAATCATGCCGTTGTTCACGGCGATAAGAACTTGAGCCATGCTCGCTTGCATACTTGTAGCCATCAATGTGCCAGCTGTTTTAACTGATGTCGCCAAAATAAGGAACGAAGTCGGTGCACTTCCTGCCACAGCTGACAAGTTAGAAATCAAACTAGGGAATGTTGACAATGCAGTAGTTGCCAACATGGAAGATTGAGCAAACATCATCATTCCGTTACTGAGGATAGTCATGCCACTTCCTACCGCAGACAAATCAGAGCCGTACCCTGCTATTTTACCAACACCTAAAGCGACCGCCCCTAAAGAAGAAACCATATCACCAAGATTTGTGTTGGTAATCATTACCACACCCTCTGCTAAAGCCTTGAAGCCTTGACCTGCATTTAGTGAAGCGTTACCGATACTGTCAAAGATACCCGCTACACCGTCAAGCACATTACGAATAGCTGAGCCAAAAGACTCAACTACACTACCAGCGCTCTCTAAGATTGAGCTGACTTGTTCGCCAAACGTTTTTAGCAAATTTGTCAAACTGTCAATGATAGGACTAATCTGAGAGAACATATCGCTAAATGATGAAACAATATCTGCAATTGACGGAGCAATCGCAACTACCATTTCAGTTATAGCTGGAGCAAACGGAGCAATCGCTTCAACGATTTGAACGATAGCGTCAGCAATAATTTGAGATACTGAGACGAACGCATTACTTATAATCTCAACAATCGGAGTCACTGCCGTGGCAATTCCTGAAATGGCTTCTCCCAAGGCAGTAATGAATGGTGCTGCTGCTCCCATAGCTTCACCAAATGCAACGACAAGAGGAGAGAGTTGAGCTAAGGCACTTGTTACATTTGGAAGAACTCCTGAAACTGTGACGATAGCCTGAGCAAATGTGCTGATGATTGCAGTAGCGACAGTAGCAAATGCCTGGCCAACTGCGTTAATGATTGTAGCGACACCTTCACCTTGACTAGCAATGAGACTTAAGCCTGCAGCAATAATAGCAATACCAGCACCAATACCGACCGCTGCAATAGCAACTGCTCCGCCAAGCGCTAGGATATTGCCCATCCCTGCAGTTTTCAATGCAGCGCCAAAGGCTTTAATAACTGGCGCTAATCCAGAGAGGGCTATTTTGATACCTTGGCCAATCCCTGTAGCAGCCGTCTTGATTGCTGTTCCTGATGATTTAATAACGTTAGATAAACCACTGAAAATCTGCGATACAAGGCTTTTAGATTTGGTTGCGCCTTTTACGACTTCGTCTGCTCCTTCTTTTGCACCTTTAGCAAATAAGCCGAACGGATTGAAACTTTTTAGGAAGTTAAAGCCTTTAAATGCTAGGATTGCCCCTCCAACACCTGTTATCAGCCCCTTCCAAACGTCCGCACTAATTGATTGAGTTAATTTTGAAATCCAACTTACAATCACTGAAATAGCATTTACAACCTGACCAGCGGCTGCGCCTACGATATCCCAAGGAATAGCATCGCCTAACTTAGTCGCAAGATCAAGAGCTGCATCCGTCAAGTCTTTAAATGCTTGATAGGCGTTCTTGATTGCTCCTGTATTCTCAAAGGCTTCTAGTGCAAACTGAAAGGCCATAGCCATATTCTGGATGATGACGTTAACTGTTTGAATGACATTTCCTATCCCTTGGATAACATTGCCAAATCCATTGGATTCGCTTGTCAGTTCTTCAAAGAGTGACTGGATTGTCACGACTACATCTCGAAAAGTGTCCTTGATTGTGTCAAAAATACTTTCATCAACTCCAAGACCAGTAAATAATGATCTAAACCCTTCTTCAACTTTCGGCCCTGCTTCAGCCATTGCCACTTCAATAGCTTGAGGAAGCTGACGCATGATATTTCCTACCATTGGCACGAAATTTCCCAAAAGGAAGGTTGATGTAGTAGAAATGAGTGTCTTCAGAGATGGCCCAACATCCTCGCCAAGTGAAAGATTGGCTAAAAAGTTGGAGGCTGATGCCTTCATTGCAGCAAATGAACCACTGAAAGTAGTTTCAGCCTCTTTTGCAGCAACTCCAGCCACTCCCAAGTCTTTTTGGACAAGATCGATAGCCTCTACGATATCGGCAAAGTTGTTGATATCAAACTTCTTACCCATCGCTTTTTCAAGCTTGCTGGCATCTTTAAGAAGCCTTTGCATTTCTTGTTGAGTACCACCATACCCTAACTTGAGGTTGTCCAACATGGTGTAGTTGCCCTTGGCAAATCCTTGGTATGCCATTTGGATTGAACCGATGTCAGTACCCATTTTAGCCGAGTTATCGGCCATAGCCATGATTGCCTTGTTGGCTGATTCTGCAGCCTTCACGGCATCACCACCAAGCGCCTTTTTTAAGCTGGCACCAAAAGAAACTGCCTGCTCTGCGTATGTATTAGCTGAAATCCCTGCGGATGCTGCAGCGGTCGCATATCGTTTCATGGTATCTTCTGCGCCTGTATAAAGCGTATCAATACCACCGAATGATTGCTGAAGCTTGGCTCCTTCGTCCAAAGCTGTAGAAAATACACCTTTGACAGCACTTCCCAAAGACTGAATCCCTGAAATAAGCGCACCGCTTACGATATTAGCACCTAGCACTGATTTAAACACTGAACCTAATCGCTCTCCGCTTTCAGACAACCCTCCGACCATGCCCTTTAACCGTGCGACTCCTGATTGAGCTTTGTCGCCATCCATATCAACTTGAATGACGACCTTACCATCTGCCATTTTGCTACCTCCTTTCTATTCCATGTCGTAATCATAATCATCATCTTCATCATCGTACTCATCAGAATCAGGTAAAGCATATTCTTTCTTCAACTTCATCATTTCATCGATGTAAGTTTGAGAATCGCCCTTTCTTGGCTTGTACTTCCTAATTTTGATGACTTCAACGAATTTAGTGCCTTCTGGCAATCCTGATAACAGGGCATTAAACTTCTTCCAGTGTAGTTTTCCTCTTTGCTCAAGCAAATCAATTCCGTATGCTTGCATGAAACTCGCATAGATGAAATCGCCATCTAATGAAATATCATATACAGGCGGTTCCTTGCTTTCAGCAGAGGACTCTTTTTGCATCACATTTCCTGCCAGGTCGTACTCAACCGATACATCTTTCAGTGACTTCAACTGGATATGTTCTTCAAAAATCTGTTGGAAGACATCCATGGTATCTTCAATCGATAATGAACCAAATCCGTCTCCAGCAAGCATTTTCAAAGCAAAAAAAGGTTTGACGTTTTCTGGAATTTCTTCATCACACCACATTTCAAAGAGTCTAATGATATTATCGAAGGACATATTGAGAGGGTAGACCTTATCACCAACAACCAACTCATCTGTCAATTTTCGTGATAGATCTAGCATAATTAACCCTCTAAATATTTCTTGATTGCTTTTTCAGAATGTCGGTTTTCAAATTCGGTAACAATGCCACGGATCGCTTGAATTAGATAATAGATTGTGTCCGTTGTTGTTTCTCCTGAGAATTTATAGACTTTTTCAAAAGCTTCTTCATCAAACAACTCTGTCCAACTATCTTTTGACGCTTGATAAGCTTCTTTGAAAGCTGACTCATCATCGGCTTTTTCCAGCTTTTTAGCACGTTTTTCAAGATTCTGACCGATTGTTTTCATGCGTTTGATATTTTCATCATTCGCTACATATTCAAGCTGGAACTCTCCAAAATCAACAGGGATGATATTGCTTAGCTTTTTAATTACGACCATTGTTTTTCTCCTTTTTTCAAAAATAAAAAGGCGTGATAATTCACGCCTTTAGATTATCCTGGTACTACAGTTGATTTCTTAGGTTTGCGAATCCAAGAAATCTTGAATTTGATTGTTTCAAGCTCTGACGCTTCACCATCTCCAATTTCAATTTCAGAAAGACGGGCCAATCCCTCTTTTTGAGTTTTGCCATCAGACGAAACTTCCTTATACCAAACAACGAGATCATCACCGACCTCATCTTCTTTGTCAGCAACAAAGTTCTGGGCCTTATCTGAGTAATCACGATGCCCTTCAAAAGTGCGTCCTCTTGTTTTAGAAACAACAATTTCTTCCTTGGTTCCGTCGCCGTCGAAGTACGCAGAATCGTCTGTTTCTTCGTTATTCTCTGGTGAAGATGACTTCAGACCTTTAGCAAGCCAGAGGTATTCCTCTGAGGTTGGCGGAGTGTCTGGAGTAGCTTCTTTGTAAGGTCCAACGTAGTGTTTTCGTAGTGCGTTTTTATTTTTTGGCATTATTCTTTCCTTTCAATTTCAAGGCTGGCAGTTACGTCCAGCAAGTAAATGTAAAAGCCTTGCTCGTCTAAATCATTCAAGTAAGGCTTGTCGACTTTCAGACCTAAGAACTCGTAAGAGCCATTCTTGCTTGGCAATTCTAGGTCCTGTTTTGATAAGGCAGCGTTAATCTGCCACAATGTATTATTGTTTAATTCCTGATCTCGTGACTTGATAGCAATTTCAAAAGGCAAGCTGACTGTTTGAGTTCCAGCCATGTCCTCGTCTACAACCTCTCCTCCTGCTAGAGGGAATACTACTAGTCCCTCTTTCTCAGTTAAATAATCAAGTTTAGACGGGATTTTTTCTTGAATGCCCTTGATATATTCAAGTAAGACCTCTGCAAAGTCATTATTTTGGTTCATTTCAATCCCATCGCTTTCAATCCGACTTCAGCCCACTTCTTAGAGTGTAGGGCTGCGGCTTTTTTATCCCACCTTGGACCAGTTCCAGGCGTTGGCCGTTGGCTCAGCAACTTCTCTTTATTAGCAAAGAAAAACTTCCTTTGCTTTTCTGAAAAGAAGCCTTTCCGCTTTTTGCCATAATATAGCAATCGTGCGTAAGGGGCGACATAAATTACTGCGTCTTGTCGAACATGTCCACTAGCTCTCAATATCCCTTTTCTTTTTGGAACAAAGGGCTCCATGTCAAGCATTGCCTGGTTAGCAATAGCTAGTTGTCCTTTTGCAAAATTCTCTGGAGATACTTTCTTCTCGACACCTTTTAAGTCAATCTTGACACTAGCACCGCCCATTAGATCACCTCAATTTCATAAGCTAAAAGCCTACTTGTCAAAGGATGATACTGAGGGATGATGTTTTTAACAACGTAGCTGACTCCGTCCTCTTCGACGATGCCACCGATGAAGCTCTTATCGAGCGACACAGGGCAGTATTGATGATACACAATCACGGTTGAGGAAT